CCACTCCTGTAGCCCACTCAGCATAGCCCCTTCTCAGGCGTAACCCGTCCTCAGAAGGCATGATGTTATAGGTGTATATGCAGTCCTGCGGAGGCATGGCAATGAGCGCATCAAGGGCGTTTACGCCACCAACAGATGCTGGAACCGTCACAATCTCCGCCGTAGGCTTTACTGCCCTTCCCAGTCGCCCTGCATTGTTCCTATATACACTCATTTTCAGGAACCATAATTCGTATCTGGCATATTGCGCCAGCCGAGATAGTGAGGCCCATTCCTGCCGCCTGAAGCACTGAGAATACCAGCACCTTCGTCTTTACCAGAGCGGCTGTTAAATGTGTTCTCAAAATCCATCCTCGCAGCAGAAGCATCCATGCCTTTAGAGTCAAGGAACTTCACTTTGAGGAACTTCTGCACAAGAAGCGGATCAAGGCGGACAACATCTGACTGTGCATCTGTCCAGTCCTTGCCTGTACCGCCTGAATCCTCCGCCCAGTTGCGGGATATGTACTCAAACCTGAGCGTTATGGCATCAGGTGGAGGCTGGGGGTATATTTCCAACTTGTTTTCAGCCAACCTGAATGAAGCGTAGATGGTAGAGGTGGTCAAACCCCTGCCTTCAAGATATGACCATACCTGACCCGATAATGGGCCACCAATAGGGACGTTATTGGTCTTGTCCCATGCAGCTTGGTCAATCATATAGCCGAAATCAGTGGGTAAGTCGTAGATTCCAGTGATGTCTGCTACGGCATCAGTGGTGAATTCCCACTCCTCACGCAGTACCTGCCACGGGTGTAGCTCGACAAGCTCCTGTCCTGCCGTATTGAGCAGGGAAGTGAGCTGCGTAAACATCTCATCTGTAGACGAATAGGGGTCGGCAGAGGCTGTTATAGCTAACTCAGCCGCAGCCCTGTTAATAATCGTCTTTGCAGTTTCCTGTCGAGCCATTACCTACTCCTATGCAGCCGCGTCAGCTTCCATCTCAGCCTTGGTACGGCGTTTACGCTTGGGCTTCTCTTCAGTTGGCATCGGAGCCGCCGCTTCAGCAGCAGCAATCAACTCAGCAATCTGCTTTTCCTGTGCCGCGAGCTTCTTGCTCAGCTCTTCGTTGGACATGGCAGAATCAAGGAACTTGGCTGCTTTCTGCTTTAAAGTCGCTACACCGCGCATGTTCTGTGCGTTGACATCACTAATAGCTGCCAACTGCTCAACCGTGCGGACATGGTAGAACTTCAACTCCTCAACCTGAGAGCGGGTGACTTGAGGCCACTCCTCCAGCAATGTGCCTTCAATGGACTCGTCATCACCTGTACGCTTCTGGTACGCATCCCAGTGACGGGGGAATCTACCCTTATCGTGCTCACGAACTGGCCTACAGACAACATTACCTTTGTCGCCAGGGGTCATGATCTCGATATACTCGGTTTCCTCAAAGATGGGTCGCCCTGCCTCTTCAGATTTGGCCTGATTTTCCTGTGGGTGCTTGAAGAACCGAACCAGTAAGGACTCGTCCTCATTGCCGCCGTATGCTGCTTGTGTTTGCCCGTATGTTGCTTCCATTTTAATACTCCCGAGGTCTTCGCCTCTGTTGTGGCCTTATGGCCGAAATCGCTTTATGCTTTACTTATAGTAAAGTTCTTAATGCAGGAGGAGGTAGCACCATCCCCACTTCCGTCTGTACCAACACTGAAGTTAGTACCGCTGGACAGAACTGCCACGGTAGCGTCAGGCGTACCCTCAGTGTCATCAAACCAAATACGCATTCCGTCAGCAGTTGTATTAGTTGCCTTCACTGCGTATGCGGTTCCAGCAGAAATCGAGATCGCAGAGGCTGTGGCTGTGTCTGTGCTTCCGCCTGTTTTGCGGATAAAATCTAAATCCGTGCCGTCATAAGTAATTTCCCAATAGTTATTACTATCGTCAAAAGACCCTGCAAGGGATGTTGTGCCTATATCATCACTCAAGGGAGTCCACTTAAACTCTATAGATACGTCTTGTGATTGGAGGTTGTCTGCTACAGGATAAGTAAGTGTGTCTTTACTGCGAGTGACTGCAATGGCCTCTGTTTTAATGTACATGGAGGCATGTGACCCCTCTTCTACCTGCCACCCCCACACATAACATCCTTGCGTTGCCACAGCGAATGACTCTGGGACAATCCTCGGCTCATATTTGTTCGAGGCTCCTGATGCCGTTGTCGTAAATGGCATAATAATGCGATACCAGCCATTACCGTAGTCCTCGACAGTACCGTTTGCGAATATAGATGGCACTCCATCAACCCAAATAGCAGTAGCTGAAACCAGAGTAGCGGAGGCATCAGCATCGTAGACCACTACTGAACTGGCGGTTGCATCTACGTTCTTAACAAACACCGACAATACATAATTTGTTTCAGCAGCCAGCACTATATCGGACTGATAAAGACTGTCTGAAGTCGCTGTAGCTTGCTCGCAATGAAACGCGGTAGTAGTGCCATCGGGTGCTACACCTGACGCTGTGGCCTCATGGGTGGCAGTACCAGTCCATACAGCATCACTCATGTCCTCCGAATGAAAGCACAGGTTTTCTCTCTCACTTTCGGAGATACGCCCACGCAGGGTGGCTTCGGCAAGCTGGGTAGGCGCAGTAAATCCGTTGAAGGTTATGTCGTATGTTTCTTCGTCCTCCATCGCAATATCCATATACTCAGGTATCGTGAGGTCAGGACGCCACAACCACGCTGTAGCATCGTCCTGCGAATTTATCACAGTTTCTGAATCTGCTGTGAGATACGTTACACCTCGGATAGTGACGGACTCAAACAAGTCTTTAGGGTATAGCTCAGTCGGAGTATCTGGTGGGTTATCTATAACAATCCTGACAAGGGGGGTGTACAGCGTTGGATCAATCCCTGTTAGGATAGACCTCACATCATACCCACCTATCTTTATTATTGGTGTACAGGTTCCTTCACCAGTATACCTCTGATAGCCAGTACCCTCACCTGCCAAGACACTGACAACAGCTTCATCTCCACCGTCTTGTGTGCCTACTACAAGGTTGTTGTTATCTACAGTGTTCCAGTTAGGCGTATCGAAATACTTAACCCGTGGGACATTGGCTCCGTGATCTCCTTCTGTGGTGGTAATGGAAACTATTTCTACCGTTCCGTATGAGCCAAAACCTGCGAGAAGGCGAATGTCTCCATCGGCAGTATCTATAACTTTTGTTCCAGTGTATGTGCCATCCCCTGTCATTAATACTGCGGCACCACCACCACCAATAATTAAAGAAAGATTCTGTCCAGAGTGACCTGTTAATATTACCTCATAGTCTACTGAAGTACCTATATCTAAACCTGTTAGATATGCCCATTCAACTTTACTTACGATCGCATTAGTAGCAGTGTATGTGTTGTCCCCATTGTCTTCCCAACCAGCCCCCACTTCATCAGGCGTTCTATCTGCAAAAGGAACTCTAACTATGCCAACGTATTCGGCAGGAGATTGGTTAGACTGCCCTGTTACATCCTCTATCTGGAAGTTTGAGCAAGTGCCAGAAGTTACCGAATGCGTAAGAGTGGTTGTGCTTGCGGTGAATACGTCCATAGCTGACCGCTCACCTGTTGTCCCAGCCAGAGAGTCCGTCACAGCCCCTGTAAGCCCTACCGTACCAGTCCCTTCAAAACTCACCCGATAATCTTGTCCCACGACCACTGTCGTAGTTGCTGGTAGGGTCGTGTCGCTGTTGCCTGTTACCAGATTCTCAACCCTTCTGGCACCATAAAACCGTGCCTCGTTCGCAAGGGTGTGACGGATAATACTGTCCTGATCGACAACAGTGGCTGTTGCGTTTGCTCTGGTGAATGTTGGAGGGGTGTCACCCTTGCCACTTGCGGTCAAAGAGGTCGTCAGGGGTGCAAAGAAGTACGTGGATAGCCCTTTAGCGGCCCCTGCGCCTAGTTTGTTTAAAGTCCCCAGTCCAAGCATTAGTTCATTTCCGTGATGTTCAACGCACCTGAGGCACCAATACCAGCAACCTTCTCGCCGGGAAACACACTGATGTACTCAACTACGTTTCCGGGTAGGTACGTGGAAGCGGCAGTAGCTGTTGGGGAAGCCCCCAGCACATAGTTCACCGCGGCATCACACACGAGACGCACAACTGTAGTGTTGGCTCCAAAGGCAGTACTTGATACTGAAGAACCTGTCATTGTTTTATTCTCAGACGAGAGAGGTCTAAGTACTGGGATTGGTTGTCTGTTTACATCTGTTGGCAGCTTAGCCATAATTGTTTCCTCGTTGTTAAAATAACACTTGCGTTATACCTCGGTTGACCAAAGGGTTAACGCAAGGGTTATGAAAAGTAAAAAGGCCCCAAGCGTCCACTTGGGATACTTGGAGCCTTTATAGGACTATACCTAGGCTTCAGGTACAGCGATTACAACACCATTTTCTGGACGGTACACTTGCTTTCCGTAGATACGGTCAGCGGTGAACAGCGTAGCCAAATGTTCCTGCTTGTACTGTGTCTGTGTACGCACACCAACTTGCTCCGCTAGGACAAAGGCGTCCTTGTGCAGCAAGAAAGCACCACGAGTAGTACAGTCACCATTAAGGTTTTGGCCTGTAGTCTCCAGCGTAGGGCAGTTTGTTGAGATGTAAACGTCTACACCATACAAACGACCAATCTTACCATTCTCGATTCCCTTGTTCACTGCGAAATCTTGGTTGTGGTAATCGGTCATACCACGGATTGCGTTACAGAGTGAAGGTGGGATGATAAGAGCACGATTCAGCATTGGCACGTCATCATCATCAAGCATCTGCATTGAATAACGCAGGAGAGCATCGGTGAATACGTTTTCTGCCAGCACCATCTCGTCCGCGTCCCATGCCTCAAGGACACCGTTGTCACTCTGGACAACGTGATCGTGTTCCCAGTCCGCAGGGACCACAGCAGATGGGTTTACAAAAGCACCCCCATTACCAAGACCAGTACCTAGCGTAAACATATCTGAGTCTACTTGCTTAGCCATAGCGTAGCCAGCGTCACTGGTGTAGAAACTACGCATAGATGCCAGAGCTTGCACATCGGCAATATCTTCGATCATACGTGAGTATTCCCAGTGCTCAACGATATTAATGTCAACGACATCGTTAGTCGGTGCCTGTAGGTTTACAGATTCTTCCATAACTTTAAGGGAAGCAGTACCACGAGAAGGCTTCGGAATGTGAATTGTATCACCTTTCTTACCTTTCATAGACATCTTTTTAACGAGCGGTGCCATAACGAGATTGCTCTCATAGGTACCGATAACCTCGTCACTCCAGAGTTCTGGAATGAAGTTATTACCTATTGTGGTTGTTACTTGGTCAGTAACGTTTGCAAAATGAGCCATAGTATATTTCTCCTATACTTTAAGCAATGACCTCTACCGTACTCTACCTTCTGCATACGCCTTTTGTATCTCTGGCGACAGGGCCTCGTATCGACTAGGGTCGTTTTTCATGAGGTTGATTATGTCAGCTCTACGGTATATCTTACCCCCTGAGGTACTTCCAGTTGCGCCTGTGGCACTCCCTGTACTCGCGGCCTTCACTTGTTGCGTGCGGGACGTTTGTTCAGATCGCGCTGCTTCTGCAACTACCTTGGTACGCTCCTTGTACTGTGAGAACAATTCGTCCGCACTATCAAAGTCGTACTGCTGGTCCGCACGTACAAACAGTTCTCTTCGGATTGGTGAACCCGCGATCCACTCGCTGAATTTAGGGTCACTTGCGATTGCCTTCATATCAGGGTGTTTCTGTTCCAATCGACTAACGGAAGTAACCTTTTGGTGTTCCCTTGCCGATTCACGTGCAGCTATTACATCTGGGTGTTTAGATATTTGTTGAGTGACTGCGCCCTCAGGGTCCTCAAAGAAGTCCACAGGTTCTGCGGCTACTTCAGGGGCTGGGGTGCCTTGTGTTGGAAGTTGATTCTGTATAAACCCATCGACCACCTTGCGGAGCTCACCTACTTCACCGGAGTGCTTACCAATGAGCTGTTCAGCTGCTTGATGCATTCCTATGACTTCCTTGATGGTTTTCCCTTGGTACTTATCGGGGACATCAGGGACATCACTGGGTGTTGGAGTTACCTCTGGGGCTGCTTCCTCTAAGGAGGTCGCAAGGGCCTGAGGGTCCAAGGCTTCTGTATCAGGTGGGATCGTAGACTCTTCGTTAGGGTCTACTACGTCATCTTCTATAATTGTTGCTGCCATAATCTAGTCTCCGTGCTCATTAGCATTATGAAGTTCTTCTTTTAACTTAGCCTCTCGCCGCTTTTGCCACTTCATGGCCGCACCAGGAAAAGACCCAGTAACACCCTCAAGGTGGAAACGTATTGGCTTAATTATCTTCGTAGCAAGACAGTTGCACTCTTGGCATTGAATATGCTTAGTCTCGTTATCTGCAAAGTATTCGTTGGTGTGCCCCTCTGGGCACGTGAAATCATTCAGGACTTTCATCTAGTTCACTTTCGGAAAACTTGGTTGTTTCCTCAAGGTTTAGCACGTTGCTTATGATAGCCAACTGCCCCTTGCGGAACCAGAGGTCCGTCAGGTCTGATGTGTCCTCGACTGAGTTAATGTATGCCGCATTGTCCGCAAGTTCCGTCAGGAATACCTGCCAACCTTTGGTTGAAAACATCGTTCTCAGGTGATCGAAGTAATCTTCGTCACTTAGGTTTTCTAAGTCCATATTGCCCCCTTGTTGGGTATGGTTGGTGCCACTTATGTCACCATAGACCCTATAAAGGCCTTTAAGATGACACAAGTGGTTTATTAGGTGAATTGTATTGTGTAATATACATTAGAGCCTCTAATGTTAAATATATTAGACATACGTTTGTTTGAGTGCCTACCACGACACTAGGGACCTAGCTGTGGCAGGGCTTATGTATTCTATTGTACCTTAAGTACATTATAACACAGTTTTCCCAAAACGTCTACTTTTTCTTAATTAAATCTGCTTCAACGTCAGTTTTTTTCGGTCTGCCGCGCTTTTTGGGCTTATTTAGGTCCTCTATAGCCTCTATTCGGGCATTTAGAGTCTCAATGCGGTCAAAGGCCGTTTTTAGGACTTTGTTGACTTCTTCGATGATTTTGTTAAGGTCTCCACGCATTAGCATAGGGATTCTCCTCTTTTAGTGGGTTGTGGGTGTAACTCTACTACTTTTGTTCTCCTTTCACCACCCGCTAAGGTGGCTAATTGGACTATATAAGCCCTGAAGTTCAATGAACTCAATGAACGATCTACAATTGACCAGTCAAAACCAAGTTTCTTAGCGGCCTGTTTTACTGTGTTGCCTTTTTGTATCTCCACCAGCAACATTACCTCTTGCTTTGAACTTAGTAGCTCATCTCGATCCATCTACATGTCTTTCGAGGTTTCTGATTCGCTGGTCTTGGAGGTTGTCCCTGTCGTTTTGCTTCCTGTGGTCTTGCGCGGCATCTTCAGTCGTATAGCGATACTGGGTCTTTTCAAGCATGAAGTTGTTAAGTCTTGATAACTCATCCCCGTGCTGAGCCGCAATGTCAATAGCGATCTTGCTCTGGTCGAGGGCAACATTTGATTGGTCGATGCAAGATGATAATGCCTTTTCCTCCAGTTGTGGGGTGATGAGAGAAAAGCCACCGCCCCCCAAACCAGCAGCAGAAACGATAAGAGTAATAAGAAGTGTGGGAGATATAATAATATGGTTCCCAAGTTCATCCGACTTTGCCTCTGTCATACATCAATTCAACCTATAGGTAGTTGGGGTAGTTGGGGTTGCTGGGGTTGCTGAGGTTGCTGAGGTTGCTGAGGTTGCTGAGGTTGCGGGGGTTGCGGGGGTTGCTGTCGTCTGAACTGGAGGTCCTCTGCCTTCATATTCAAGTCCTTCTCTTTCAAGCGAGTCTCAGCTATCTTAAGCCTGCGAGTGAACTCCTGATCTTCAGCGGCTCCTGGTTGCAGGTTCTTGGTGATAGCGTCAATCTTCTTGATTTCAATCTCCTTAGGCAACATCTCAGTCTCTTGGGCGTACTTAGCGGCCCTAGAGTTGCTTTCGTTGGCCTGAGCACCCACGGCCTCTACCTGAGCCTTCTGTAGGCCCATGGATATCTCGTGGGCTTCCTTCTCTCTCTGCTGTGCCTCAGGATTGGGCTCACCGGCCTTCTTAAGGGTAGCTACCAGCTCCTCGCGGTTATTAATGTTCATATTGTCCACGATTGACTCAATCAGGGCAGGGTACAGAGGGGACTCAGGTGACATGGTTTGTAACAATTGTACCAGCTGAGTTACTTCGTACTCTCGTGCCATGATGCCCAAAGAGCTACTAGCGATAAACTTGTAGTCCTTCACTGGGTAGTGATCTGGGTCAAACTGCATGTACCTCCACGCAGCCTTCTCTATATAGGGTAGCCAGAATCCCTCTTGGAAGTTCAACAGGGTTCTTTTTTGACGTTTGATGATGGCACCAAGGGACATAGAGATACCAGCTGCCGTGGCTTCTCCGTTCACGGTTCCCGGCAGGCCGCTTGCGTCCACGGCCCCCGTAGACTGTTGCACCATCTTTTGTAGTTCACCTGCTTGGGCAAATGTGATGTCACTTACATTACCAAAATTAAATGGCTGAAGGACTTCGGAGGGTTTACCATTGGTCAACAGCATCTTTCCTGGGCGCACTTCTGGTTTGTGGCCCCTAGGGATGCGTGTGGCGTCCATAGCCAGCATTGGGTGAATCGTGAGGGCCAAGGCATCAATACGTGCCCTAATCTCAGCGTCAAGGGCTTTCTGACTGTTGTAGCCCTTCTCACAGATACCACGGCCCCAGAATAATCCCGGTACTATGTCCCACTGGAAGGCCACTACTGATCTGTCCTGCATCATGAAGGGGTTAGACTCAGCCTTTAAGAGGACACCTTCGTTGCCTATGATGACCACAGCCTCCACCAAATCGTCATCATCATCCTCTGGTGCATCACTAGGGATCACAATATCACTGTCATCTACGGCATCTGGGTCAACATCTGTGGACGTACCTTGTTGTGCCAATTTGAGTAGCTTTTGAGGGACTAACCCGAAGTACTTGAGTAACCTTACCTTCCCTTCATCTGCGTTTACGTTGAGTTCACTATCGGGTTCAATGTCTTGGTCACTGGGGGCTGACCCCACGTACCCCTCACGATATACGCCTGATTTCTGTAGTGATGTTACAAAATGTGCGGGGACAAACTCATCAATGGCACAACCATGGGCCGATTCAATGGTAGTAGCCACAGGGTCAATAAGGAAGTTCTTTGGTTGGATGGGCCTCAGGGTGACTATGGTTCTGTCTGTGACGTTCACACCCACAGCTTTCATCTGTCCGTCCATGATGGGTTCGGACGCTGGGGCCATCTCCTTGATTTCCTCTAGGACAATCTCAGCTATACCTGTACCATACACAGCTGCATTGATAAGGACTTCACCGGCATTCTTTCGTATCTTGTGTTTACGGAAGTCCTCGTCCAGCTGATTACGTAACTGTTGCATATCTAGGTCATCTGGGTCCATAACATCGTCCCTGATGTCAAACAACTTACCTTGGGCAAATGTAGCTTCCTCAATCTCAGCCACACTGGATTCCACGGCCTGTTGTAATGCAGGGGTGACGATGCGTGACCTTTCTGAGTCACGTGTTTTGTCTTGACTGGACCACTGACCCCTCCAGAGGCGATTGTACTCGTCCCACTTGGTGTGGAAGTTTGACTCAGTGAAGTCGGCCCACCCTTGGGTCTTTGAGAGGACATAACCAACCAAAGATTGCTCTGATTGGTAAAGAGGGTCCCTAACGGGATCAACATTGTCAACAATAGGCATAATGTTCCTTTATGTGGGCTAATAGCCCGTTAATATGTCAATGGGTTCCCATTCTTCTATTTCGTCAAATGCGCTGGGATACGCAAATTCCGCTAGTTGATCTATGTAACTTAGGGAGTCAATGAGGTCATCGTGGGTCAATTTAGAGGGGAATTGAAATAATTGGTCCATGAACGTAGCATTCCAATCGCCCACCTCTAGGGTAATCCTCTTGTTCTCCATACGGCCCTGTAGGGCCCAGACTATACGGTCTGTCTTCTTTTGGTTACCGTGGGACAGGAGGTCAACCCTAAAGTACCTTGCTTTCTGCCTCATGAGGTCCGTGAGCGGTGACATGATGGCCTGTTGGGCGATACCCTTCTCTATACCTACGGATATTGGCTTGTACTCAGCCACAGCATCAAAGATTCTACGAGCAGTTTCTTTAAGGTCCCATCGCCCATGTATGATGGTCTTTACGTACCAGCCCACTTGGGTCACGTTGACGACTGAAATAGCTGTCTCATCTAATCTTGATTTATTAGAGGTAGTGCCTGTTTGAGCAAAACCAGCGGGGTCCACGGTGATGTACCAGTCCCCCTCGAATTTACGGTTCTCATCGGGTTCCTCGAACTTTAACCATTCCTCTTTAAACAACATGGAGTCTTTGGCCTCAAAAGCTGCCATGAACTCCTGTCTGAATGCAAAGGCGGACATTGACCCCTTGGCCCTGTCGATCTCACTTGCCTTCAGGGTGGGGTTGTCATAGGATGTCAGGTGCCAGGATTTCCAGTAAGGATCGCTGCCCAAAGAGGCAAATTGGTACAGTTCCCAGAAGTGATTCCTACCCTTGGGTGTCCCAATGAACAGGGCTCCACCTTCGAGGTCTGTGAGGGCCGGTAGTAAGATTTCCTCCCATACCTCAGGTTTCATAGTGCCGTACTCATCCAACACCACGTACTGTAGGGAGACACCACGCATGGTATCTGGCCTATCGGAGCCCTTTAGGGATATGGTGGCTCCGTTTACCAAAGTAATCTGTAGATTGTTGATATGGGCTGTTTTAATGACACCCCTACCGAGTTCAATCAACATAGACCACATAACGTCCCTAGCCTGCCCTTGGGTCTCAGCCACATAGAATATATGGGAGAATTGAGACTTGCACGATAAGGCCTCTACGAGGAGCTTGTAGGCTGCATAGCGGGTTTTTCCGCAGCGTCTGCCAGCTGCGATTACTTTAAAGCGGGTAGGGTCCTCCCAGACATCCTGCTGCCATGGTAAGAGGGATATGTTAAGTTCCACTAGGGTCCCCCTCGAAACTGCTAGGGACCACCTCAAAAGAGGCGTCTATGGGGTTATCATCTTTTTTATCACTTTCAATATCAACTTTGGTCCCTACCCCAGATATGTTGACCTGAATGGCGGACCTACCTAAAGACCCAGCATCCTTCTCGAACCCACTTACAGGGGCTATACGGTCCATGACCAGTTTCCAAGCTGCTGCTTGGTTTTTATGGTTGTCATCCAAGGCGGCACTAAAGATAGACTCTAAGACCTTAGAGGACTTAGGTGAATTGAGCATCCTTGCTCTATATTCTTTCATAATCCCAGCTTCGCCCTTAGGACGACCCACGGGGTTTTTGTCTACTTTCTTAGGTGGTCTCCCTCTAGGGTTCCCTGTTGGCTTAGTCATAGGTTCTCCTGAATGGGCCTACTTGAGTTTACTCTTGGGTACTCTCTTTTGAAGTGCTCTTAAGTGTTTAAAAAGAAGTGGTAAGAGATATCTCAATTGTATCACTAGAGACCCCCTTCAAACTAAAGAGCATGTAACTTAAGTATAGTATAACACACTTTTCCCAAAGTGTCTACTTTATTTTACATTATGGCCACATATGATACAAAATAAATAATAAAGTTACCTGTGGTATAACTATTTGAACCACTCAAGGGTTCCCTATTTACCCCCTTTTACCCTATTTAACTCAAGTGGCCTTATAACCACTAGTTATGGGCCCCCTAGAGCACTATTCGAGGAGGGAATATCACTAGTTTTAACTTCGGTTAACTTCGTTCATCTTCCGTTAACTTCGTTCATCTTCGGGTAACTTCGGATTTCACCTAAATTGTGCGGAAGTGGTTACCACTAAAAAAACCCCAAGCCCCAGGCCCCCCCGGCCCCTCCTGGGTTCCAAAGTGGAACTCACCCTGCCCCTTGCGTGGCCCTGAGTCAGTTCCAAAAGGGAACCGAGTCAGTTCCAAAAGGGAACGCAAGTGGAGGGGGTACCACACCGGCACCACCTATGTCAATTCATGTGGTGAATAGTGGATATTCATGCGGTGAATGGTTCAGAGGTAGACAAGGGGGGACACATGTGGTACCCCCTAGGGACTACTGGGGCCACACCTTAGGGACTACTGGGGCCACGCCCGATAGCACAGATAACATGAGAATACAATGGTAATAATACCATTAAAACATTAGACACTTTGTTTGACCTGTGAGTATAATGCCCTCACACCACGAAACAGCGTGGCCACAGAGACCACAACAAACAAAGGGTTATTAACATGGACACAGTAACAAGAGAGTTTAGCTACAAGGGTAAGGACAAGCGGTACCATCTAGCTACAGGTATCGATAGTGATGGTAAAGCTTACCTGTATCAAGAGTCTAGCAATAGGGACGGTGGGGACCATAGAGCACACCGCCACGAGTACTACCCACTACTATTATGGACTGCTAACAAGGATTTCGAGAGCCTTGTACAAGCAATCATAAACAATGAAATTGGAGCGTAACTTATGACTATCAAGACCCATACCACCATACAGACACAGGACCACACTACCGGAGAGTATAGCTCCGAGTTTCTAGGGGCTTTCACAGATGGTACTAGGGACCTATGTGCTATTAGTATCCATGATGTACTAGGCATAACACAGAGGTCTAAAACCCTCGATAACGGCACCGTAGTGGTTACGGTCCAAATTGAGACCACTGGCGGCACACTAGATGTGTCGTGCTTTCACACCAACGATGTACAATAGGGAGTAAACGAAATGTTAACACCGGCTGAATATGCACAATATGTAGTAGATATGGGTTTTACACTGGCTGATTTTATTAACCAGTCTAATATCTGGAATACGTCAGATGAATATAGGGCGGCGACTATTTTAGAGCTTAAGGCCCTAGAGTCTGCCGCTAAGGGAGAGCAATAACATGACTACCATTACAATAGGGACCACAACAAAGGGTCACCGCGTATGGCTACAGGGTACAGCTAACAAGGGCTGGCCTGTAGGGGCACGGTATCACACTACCTATGGCACAGAGGCCATAGAGTTACAGCTGGCCCCAGAGGGTAAGCGTAAGGTGGCCGCAGCTAAAGGCGGCATCATAGACCTAGTGGGCCGTAAGGTCTCACAATGGGCACAGGGCCACACTAGTGCGCTTGTGGTCCACGACAGGGCACGTGGTCGCATAGTTATTACACGTACATAACAGGGGCACAGAGTAATGAATATATTTGATACCATCACACTACAGGACGTCTGGAATACTGACCTGATTACTTATGCCGCTAAGGTATGGTGCAGGGATAACATGGCATATCTGAATAAGCCTATACAGCTATTTGGGACCAGTCTCAAAGTGGAAAAAGGCCGTAAATACAAGCGTGAAACATATGTAATGTACTTACAGCCAGCGGGTAAGGTAGCCACAGAGACCTTATGTGCCGGTGCGCGTAGTGCTGGATGTGAGGGCCCTTGCCTTATCAGCAGCGGTCAGCTAGGCATGACAACGGGGCAGAATGCGGCTACTAAGCGTACAGTACTGATGTTGCTACGTCCTGCGTGGTTCGAGGCGCAGCTGCTAACAGAAATTGATAGGGCTGAGCGCAAAGCCACCAAAACAGCTGTAAAAGCCTTATTCCGATTGAATGGTACAGCTGATATTGATTTTGGCCACATAATGGCACAACGGCCTAACAGTAGTTTTTATGATTATACGAAATTACTGTCTAGGGTACGTAAAAATACCCTAGGGAACTACCACCTGACGTTTAGTGGTTCTATGTACTCCGAGCCCTCACGTAGGGCCCTTAGGAAGGCCGTACAACGCGGGTACAATGTAGCAGTGGCGTACAATACCAAGGGCCTTACAAGCGATAACATAGCCATACCAGAGGGCCTAGAGGATTTTGATACAACGGACCTACGTCCTATGGACGCTGTAGGGGCCATAGGGGCCCTTAAGCGAAAAGGTAGCAACAAAGGCCAGAGGGCCGCAGAGGGTTTAAATAGTTTTTTTGTGACAGCTGCGAATGAACATATATTCAATGACATTATCGCCGTAGGTTAAATACTACGGTTTTTCCTGGCCACTATAAGGTAAACATTATGAGAGCATATAAGTTATTTAAACGTAGGAGTAATGGTACGCTAGGGCCCCTGTTTATTAATGCTAGACAGATAATCCCCATAGGGGAGACCATGATAGCAGAGAGTCACCCTACAAAGGGTTTCGCAGTCCGTGAGGGGTGGCACGCCACTCTAGAGCCCATAGCACCACATCTGTCAATGGCCCCTAGAGGTGGCTGTGAGAGAGTATGGTGTGAGGTGGAGCTAGGTGGCACGGTGCTACACAAACGACCAGAGTCACAGGGTGGCACGTGGGTACTGGCAGATACATTAAAAGTTATTAGGATTATGGAAGGGTATAGCCATGAATGATGAACAGAGAGAGAGGGCCACAGAGGCGGTGCGATTAGTGGAGTCTAGTGCTATGGAACTTATTTTGTGTTTCTCGTGCATGTCAGACGATGTTATAGCCATTGAGTGGACACAATTACAGGCGGATTTTAATGCCTTATCTAGGATAATGGAACAATCGGAGGGCGAGTTATGAAATTTGACAAACAGAAGTTTATTAATTTTTTGTCTAATAGGAGGGTTCCAGCAATGAAACCAACAGTTTTGTTTTTGTTTAACTCCAGCGACTACGCTGTACAGCCATGGCTAGACGATGGCAGGTTTAACGTGGTATCCGTAGACTATGATGATACGGACCATAGTGGAGCCCACACGAAGCCAACAGAGGGGCATCATAGGTTGTCCATAGACTTGTCCCGCTATGGCTCTCTCACGGTCTCTAGTGAGCTCACGCATATAGGTATGGCACAACCTAGCCTAGTGATATCGTTTGCCCCATGTACGGACCTAGCTGTCTCTGGAGCGGCACATTTTGCACGTAAGAGAGAGCGGGACCCCCAATTTCAAGAGAAGGCCACACGTATGGCTAAACTGGCTAGTGAATTTGGATGCCCATACATGGTAGAGAATCCCGTGTCCGTACTGGCCACTCTGTGGCGCAAACCGGACCACTACTGGCACCCACATGAGTACAGCGGGTACTGTCCTGAAGGGCCCCATCCGGAGTTCCCAGAGGTGATCCCACCACAGGACAACTACTGTAAGAAGACTTGTCTCTGGACAGGTAATGGGTTTGTTATGCCCCTTAAGAAGGACCACTATATACCTCGGAAAACTACTGTTTTTCCTGGCCACGCTAAGCTGGGGGGCAAGTCTGCACGTACTAAATACATTAGGTCATTGACTCCCAGAGGGTTTGCACGAGCTATTTATGAGGCTAATTGTGAAAATATTGTGACATTTAGTAAAAACCCGTGTTATAATGCGTAAAAAGCAGCACATTAATCGTTTAAATAGAGGTAATATTGTGTCTAAACCTAGTATTTTAATGAGAATTGAGGCTTTAATAGCTGTATTTGTTTTATGGCTAGTGGGCCATTTTGATGATAACAATGAGGGGCAACCTGATGAAGAATGACATAGAAAACACACAAGTGGAGCCCATTGGCCCCATGACCATGGCTGAAATAGCTCAACATATGGGGGTCTCTAGGGCACAGGTGTACAATATCTACTCTACAGCCCTTATGAAGCTCAAAAAGGGTTTAGAGGAGCGTGGGTACTCCATAGAGGACCTAGAAACCACGTTTACTGAAGTGCAGGAGCCTACTAGCCATGAATAATTTAGATACATTACACTATGTTTTGATTTCGTGGTCTATTTGGTCTACGTGTATGTGGTGGATGTGGGAGCGCAGGTCTAACAAATACAGGGATATCATTATCCTTAAACGCAGGGAGCCGACTGATGTCTAAGGTATATAGAGTACAAAAGAGCAGCTATGGCCTAGGCTGTGGTATGATTACCACACATGAGCTCTTACGTAGTACTGAGCACAGCGTATGGGTGCCTGTGTACTATCTCCGTGACGGTGAGAGGTGTCTACGTAATTGTTCCTCTTACAGGTGGTTTGAGGACCGCACAGAGGCCCTAGCGTACGCCAAGGAGCTGCTGGATCAAGAGGAGCGCAAGGCTCTTAAAACATTAGAATACATTAGACTAGAGAGAGAGAATAACCATGGGACACAAGCGTAAAACAGAAGACAAGCGGCGCAGTAACTTAGTTGCTAAGCACGCACGGAAGTTTACACTGGCGCATACTTTCGAGGACCGTAAGAAGGCCCAGAAACGTGGCAAGCGTAAGCACAAGCTACAATTGACTAACTTTAGAGGTGAATAATTATGCTCAAGGTATATAGAAGTGACTTAGATAAAGACGCATGGTACGTGGAGCAATCCCCCGTGGAAGCTGAGCTGGTAGCTCCGATATCACAGTGGAATTCCAGTACTATGGGCGCAAACGTCTATAAGACATCACGGCTAGGTGGGTTCCTTACAACGCCCCTAGAGAGCTCTTATGTGGGTGAACACATAGGGTACTTAGACGTGGACGGTAGGGTGTTCCTGGCCACTGGGGTGGCCTCATGAGGTGCCGTGCGTGCGATACCCTCTTGACTGACAATGAGGCTACGTCTAAAGACCTAGAAACAGGGGAATATCTAGACCTGTGTACTCTATGTAAGCGAGAGCACTACTACGTGAAAAAGGTTTACATAGAAAATAATTTAGACACTCCCAAGAAACCTGTGGTATACTAACCCTAAGGGAAAAGGGAAACCATTTAGTTTTATCATTAAGTAAATTAACAAAAGGATTAAAAGATATGAAAGTTACTTTAGACCCAACAAAAGAGTTCACTAGTGTACCACAAGAGAGGCTAGTGGATGCCCTAGGGTTTATCCCTGAGTTCGTAGTAGCTGCCTTTGAACTGTTCCCAGAGGGGGACTCAGCGGAGGATGTCTACAACGCTATGGTCAAGGTGTACCGCTATGGGGACTATAGATTCCTTAGCACCAACGGGGGAGAAGTGGACTCTGAGGGGGTCTACCGCTACCCCGAAGACCCCGATCTGCACCCTTTGGTCTGCTTTGAGCAGGGGGACGTTAAGGTCTTTGTTTATCAACATGCTATAATATCTGTAAGAGACAGCAGAGACACTATTGTGTCGCGGATGGACTAATGGCTATGTATATGTGTGCAGAGTGTGACTCATGGCTTGACGATGATTATTACCCATGTCAGGAGCACCCAACGAGTAAAACAGAGCTAATCTGTCCTGATTGTCTCCTAGAGCTAGAGGAGCGCATGGAGGAAGAGATCAATGGGGAGGACTACATACCCCCACGACCTAAGGTAACACCATTCCCACAGGAGGGGAACCAATGAGTGACTATAGAGACCAAGATGACCACGGAGCACGTGAGGACTATGAGTTTTCTCGGCTACGTGAGAAGGAGTCACCGGAGGAGACCGAGGCACGCCACAAGAGGCTCGACAATGCGCTCGCGTACACGATAACACTCACAGTACGACACGGTAACCCTCTGGTGCTCACCTACGACCACAGGAGCGAGGCCATGGATGACTGGGACAGGACAGTGGACAACATGCTTCCTGGTGACAGGGCAGTCCTGAGGGGGCCTAAGGGTATCCTCAGTGAATATAACGTAACAACTAATGTAACCTCTAGAAGGAGTAACAACTATGCTTAACATTAAAAAGTCTAACCAAGACAGCAACGGACAGATTTACGTTGTCAAGGACAATGGAGGTCCCTTTAATATAGGCGATCATGTTCGCTTGTGGTACGATGACAACACCAGCTGCCCTTGGTTTTGTAGCACAGCCGATGAATACTGCTATGGGAACGCATGGTCCATGCTTTGGGATCAACTAACACCTATCGAACCTGAAACCACCAGCACCTATGTGGACGACATATACAAGGGTCTTTCAGAGGGGCAACGTGTGCATATGTTGAACAAACTTGCGAAGCACGGCTACGACCACCGCAAGTGGGCTACCATGCGTAAGCACATGACCACAGAGCAGCTGGAGGATGCACACAAGTGGGGTAACACCTACGGCACATCCCCTGAGGCTGATAGAAACCGGACTTATAAGGTGGGCCAAAGGGTTATTGTACAGGGTAACGAGTTACTTATCACACGTGTTAATGTGAAGGACGTGCAACTGACGTGCTTGCAGACAGGTAACCGCTGGAGTGGTTCTACTACACCCAAGAGCATGAAGAAGATCACCGAAGCAGAATTTAAACGCATAAGTTAACTGACACTTTAAGTAAACCTGTGGTATACTAACGGTATACCGCAAGGGAAACACAACGAGAGGTAGTAAATATGAAATATGAAATGACTGAAGGCACAGTGGCTTTTTCAAACGTAGACGAGTGTGATGTCTACAATGGCAAATCCACGGGCCGATACACCTTGGTAGTTACCATTGATGAAGCCGATGCATCCAAGATGCGTGACAAAGGTATCAAGGTGAAGATGTACCAGCCGGAAGAGGGTCCCGCGTCACCTCAGCGCAAGTTTGCGTCCAACTTTAAGCCACCTGTGGTGGACTTGGATAACAACCCAGTCACAGGGGAAATCCCCTTTGGTTCCAAGGTGCGTATAGCGTGGGAAGCTGGACCTGATAACCCCCAGTACGGCGTGCCCTGCTACATGGCCCGTGTGCGTGTTCTTGAGCGTGCTGAGAGCCTTAGCGACATACCGGAGGAGTTCTAAACCGTGTATGGCAATGGCATCTACCTCATAACGCAGGACGTAGTATGCGGCTATGACACTTACGACAGTGCCGTAGTTGTCGCTGAGTCCGAAGAGGACGCACGCACCATCCACCCTGAAGGGGGCCACACGGCCTCTGAGGGGTCAGGAGGGCACACGTGGTGCCTCCAGAAGGACGTAGAGGTCCAGCGCATAGGTGTGGCTTGCGAAGGCGAGGGTCGTGGAGTAATCTGCGCCTCGTTTAACGCAGGATGAAGGGACCCTGTGATGAATGCGGCTCCAGTGATGGGGTCGAAACTTACGAGGATCACACCCACTGCTACGTATGTGAGCATCAGGTGTGGTTCAAGGACTCTACAACTCCAGTAGCACCAAGGAAAACGACAATGGAACGTATGGGATTCACCAGTAAAATAGCGGATCGTAAGATATCTCTTGCGGCCTGTGAGAAGTACGGGGTTACTGTCGAGGTGGACCCTAGTAGCAGTAAGATAACTAAGCACTTCTATCCTTATTTCAATACACAGACAGAGGAGCTAACAGCTGTCAAGAAGCGCGTATGTGCGTCTAAGGACTTCCCATGGAGCGGGGATCGTACTAACATAGGGCTCTTCGGTCAACAGACGTGCTCTGGACGTGGTAAGTACATTACGATCACTGAGGGGGAGCTTGATGCTCTGGCTGTCAGTGATATGTTCGACAACAAGTTTGACGTAGTGTCCCTGAGGGACGGTGCGAAGTCCGCCCTCAAGAGTTGCAGGGAACAGCTGGAGTTCCTCGAAGGATACGACAACATTGTCCTATGTTTTGATAATGACCTAGAAGGTAAGAAAGCTGAGGTGGCCGTACAGGACCTCTTCAGCCCAGGAAAACTCAAGATTGTGTCCCTCACCAGTAAGGACGCAGGTGCTATGTTGGAGCAGGGAAAGATAAGGGAGTTTACCAAGAACTGGTGGGACGCCCGTGGATATACTCCAGCTGGCATTATAAACGCCTCAGACACGTGGGACGAGGTACTGAGCTACCGTGACACACCCTCTAATCCTTACCCTTGGGATGGTCTCAATGATCTACTCTTGGGGCAGAGGGCTCAGGAGGTGGTCATATGGGCCGCTGAGACAGGGGTGGGTAAGAGTCAGACCATGCGGGAGGTCATACACCATATCATCCTGAGCACGGACCAGCAGGTAGGGTGTCTCATGTTGGAGGAAAGCGTAGCTAAGTCTATGCTGGGGTGGATGTCCTTCCACGCGGGTAGACCTTTACACAAACAACTTGACAACATCCCTGACGATGAACTTAAGAAGTATTGGGAAGCAGCCTCAGCAGGTAACAGGTTTGTACTTCTGGATCACAGAGGGTGGCAGAGTGACATAGAACAGCTAAAGGCCCGTGTGAGATACATGGCTAAAGCTATGGGGTGTAAGACAATCATCCTAGATCACCTCCACATAGCCCTCTCAAGTGTATCTGGGGCCTCAGGGGACTGGAGTGGCATTGACGAGCTAGTGACACAGTTGTGCGTGTTGGCACAGGAGTGTGACATATGCTTGCACGTAGTGAGCCACGTGAGCGAAGGTAGAGCCCTGAGGGGTTCCAAGGGCATTGCTAAGCTGGTGGACGCAGTGATATTCCTAGAGCGTGACAAACACAATGAAGATGAAATCCTGGCGAACACTACCACGGTAGTTGTGGATAAGAACAGGTTTGCGGGGGACGTGGGTGTGGCGTGTTACTTGGAGTACGACAGGGCAACGGGACGTATGACAGAGACCAGTAAACCCTTGGAGGCACCTGATGAATTCTAAACAAACAGTAAAACCAGAAGAGAGGCTTGGGCGTATGTCTTGGAACTACAGAGTGATGCAGGATGGTTATGATGGACTAACCATACGTGAGGTTTTCTATAGCGGTGGCAAAGTGCGGCTTTGGACACGGGAACAGGAGCCCTATGGTGAGGACATGGATGAGCTAAGGGATTGCCTTAAGTTGATGCTGGGGGCCTGTGATAAGCCCATTCTTATGGAGAAGGAACTTGAGGAGAAACTGTGGAGGCAGAAGGGCGATGAGTGAAATGCAGACAGGCACTGCCATATTTTTACACAAGCAGGTGGCTAAACTGAAGGCAGAACTGGAGGGACTGACTGAATACAACCAAAACGCACAGTCCCTTAATGGACTATTGGAGCTAAGGGTAGAGGCACTGGAAGCAATAAGGGATGCAGCGCAACCTGTGGTA